CTGCTGAAACAGCTCTTTTTTTCTTAATTATATACCGTCCTACACGGGGCACAAACTTCGGTATATCCATTTCAAAATAGCAAATGTGCAGACCTATTGCTCGTGTCATTAACAAGTCATCGTGCTTTCCTATAATAGCCCCAAATGCACCGTTTTTCTTTTTCTCATAGCATAAGTATTCGTTCAAACATCTGTCATCTCGTTCTGTGTATAGATTTTCACGGATAACCTTTACGAGTGTTGAGATAATCATCGGCTTTGTGGCTATGTTAGTATGGAAGCCATATTTACGTGGTAGTCCTTCGCGTACATCTTCCTCTGATTGCTTACGTGCATACAGGTTTGGATAAATGTCTTTGATTTGATTCAGGATGAATTGTGATT